AACGAACAAATTTAGCATCTGCTCTATTAACAATATCTCTGAGTATTTTTCTTCTAGTTTCTTTTTCTTCTACTTCCTTTTCTTCTTTCTCATCATTTAAATCAGTAGCACCATTAGCTTCTTTAACTTCAACAGATTTGACTTCTTTGATTTCAATAGCTTTTTCATACTTCCAACCAGTTTTACAGTAACCCTTACCAGCTAAGTAAGCTGAGTAATACATTCTATAAAAGAGGGTAGTGGTCATCAATTCACCAACTTCCCAATTAACAAACTGTTGGTTAACTTCTCTAACTTCAAGATCAGATGGTCTACGAATATCTAATCTAATAGCACTCATTGTAGGATTTGATCTAGATAAATAGTTACGAACTAGAGGGAAAACTTGTGGATCTACTAAGGAATAATCCCAGTCATAGTTATCATCGACATTTAAAATACCTTTATAAAGATTTTTATTAACCTCTACTTTATCAAAAGCATCCTGACAAAGATCTTTAGCCTTTTTGTATCTTCTCCTAATAACATCGGATTTATTCGTTTCTTTTGCTTTATTCATATATCTCCAATACTAGAGTTTATTTAGTCTCTTTGTGACTCTTATACCTACCACTATATCCTGCCACAAACAAAGATGATTTGAGTCGTACATTATCTAATATCCTCATATATTGTCTGCGACTAAGATTTACTACTTTAGCAAATGACCCATGATCTATCTGGTAGCCATCATTTCTAAGTAGTTGAAAAATGAAAATAAGCTTCTCACGGGGTTCAAGATTACATAAAATTTGAACTATCATTTCCTCATACTGCATATTATTTTGCAGTCTTTTTTTCTCTAAACCATTATCACCAGGATCATACGCTAATGTACCCTCTTCCATATCTTCTTGGAGTTCAGAGAAGTTTACAGAAATAGGAACAAAGTCCCCAAGACCCCTATGTAGTTTCAATCTTTTTTTTCCCATTAGTTTTTTTCTTAACCAACTTTCCATTGATTACTTTATAAGGAGCAATAAAGCTACGATGTGTATTAGCTTTTTGTTCTAGTGTTAGATGATTACGAGACTTTATATTTTGCCTGTAATGAAGCAAAGTATTTGCTCTAGTAAACGTGTAACCATTAAACTTAGCTCTAACCCAAAAATCCCAATCTTCATAGATAGGTAATTCTCTAAAACCACCAAGTTTTTCATAAACATCTCTGTGCATCATTGAAGTAACTACCAGTCCACACTTCTTTCCAGTAATGTACTTAGCTGTTATCTCTCGAGGTGAATCAACTAATTTAGGTCGCTCTATTGCTCCAAACTTGAGTACATTAGGATAAGCAATATCGCAATTAGCAATCACACGCCCACATTGCTCAATAAAATCAGGTGCTAATTTATCATCAGCATCCAAGAATAAGAGTAACTTTCCACTAGACATTTTTACACCAATATCTCTAGCTTTAGCTACACCGACATTACTAGGTAACATAATAGAAGTAGCCAAAGCATGAGCCCTAGGATCTTTCGAGCAATCATCAACCAAAATAACCTCCTTCGGAGATATAGTCTGTGCCTTGATTGAATCCATACACTCAATAATTTGTTCTGGTGGTTTGTCATAACTTGTTACAATAATCGATAAATCAGCTCTCATTTTTCCCTTTAATTTTATCTACTACTTTGGCAACAGTATTCTTTTTACCGCCACCATATTTTCTAACAGTTGATTCATTTGTTGAACGAACTAATTTGTATATCACAGCCAGAGTATCTATGATAACCTCAAGAGTTATCTCTATTTCTAATTGTTTAGCCTCTATAGCTCTGATAGAGTCTTTTGATCTTGGATCCATTACCTTCTCCTTTGTTTAATACTTTTTCTACTCGTCAATCTTCTACCTATTTTATTAGCCCAACTTGGTTCTTCTTTCTGCATTTCTTTAAAGGTTGAAAGGTTAAGAAAAAAATATTCCATAGCTGTACTGGGATGTGAGGTGAAATCATGGATAGGTTTAATAATAGGAGTTGTTGCCTGTGAGTTTTCTGCTCTCTCTGGGTATCTGTACATCTTGAAACACTCTAAAATGTAATCAGTACGATGATTAGCGTTTACTTCTATTCCTTTAGCTAAATAGCCTTTAGTAATATCTCTACGAGTTAAGAAATCATTTTTACCAATAGACTGAACATGAACGCCAATCTTAGCTAGTTCCTCAAGAGTAGATGAAGATTTAATAAAAGATTTCTTTCTAACGTCAGCATCACCAAAATGAATAGCTGGAGGTAAAGAACTAATATCATTAATAGCTTTCAAATCATCATCACTGTAAATAAACTTAGAATCTAGTGGTTTACCAAATAGAGGGAAGTAAAACTGAATAATTTGACCTTCATTAATATAACCATCAATAAGTCTAGCTTTACCGTTAGCTGGGTTAATTTGCCAAAATAAGAAGGCAGTTCCATCAAGTCCATAGTCACCAGAACAATAAAGTGTCTCTCCAACAATGAATGGGAAATCTCCATAAACAGCATTTTCAATCTCTGAATAAACTCTACCAGCAATAGATAACTCCCAGTTAATCATAATTTCACGATTGAAATCTTCAACTGAACGCCTCTCTCTTTCTCCTTGAAGCCAATCTTTTGTTTTACGAGGATCAAGCGTATAAGGCAGAGTAATAATTTTAATCTTCTCCCCATCTTTACCGAAACGTAATCTTTTAGCTTTTCCAGGTCTAATACCAGGCGTAGTCAAAACAATACGGCAATTAGTAGTATCAGCAGTAGATCCCCAAGCTGCAGTATCATTATCCCAAAAACCAAACTCATCTAAGAGAATAGCCCTCTGTCTTCCTCCACGACTAAAATTTTGGTTGCTAGATTCACCAGATATAGAATTACCGTTCTCTGGATTAATCAAAGACATGTAGTTAAAATGCTTATCTCTTCTAAATCCAGCTGGCATGATAAACTCTGGAATCCTAGTAAGCATGTAGTCAATCTTTCCAAACAGAGATTCTTCTTTATTGCCGACAATACCACCCCTTCTGTTATCAACATAATCCTCTTTACGAGAACCTATAAGGAAATTAGAGGCTGGATAAAAAAGCCAAAGCCAAATAAAAACTCCTAAAGTAGTATAAGTAGCACCCATTTCACGACACTTCTCAAAGAAAATATCTTCACCACCATTTATGGCTGCAATTAGCTCTCTAATCATTCTTTTCTGGAATGGAAATGGAACAAATCTAAAATGAAATGGCTCTTTTTTGGGGTTGAAAGTGTATAGAAATGTCTCAAAGAAGTACACTGGATCTTCCGATGCCTTCTTTTTCATCTCCAAGAATGTTGCCTCTAATTCTTTTTGTTCTTTAGAGGTGATTCTTTGTGACAGACTCATATGTCAAATATAACACACGGCTCATAAAAATTACAATATTGTCCTGTACCTCGCTTCAAGATTAGCTACGGAAAAATTATCTAAACCAAGTTTATAAGCAATTTTACTACTAGGAAATTTTACAGCCCATTCATCTATTTTTTTAGCAAGAGAATAAGAATAAGCTGAATAAGTATTTATACTCATTCTAATTTGAACACTTGCTTTCTTTCTAACTGGAACTAACCATTCTTTAGGAAGTAACTTATTGTTAGGAGAAATATCAGTCATCATTACTGGCATCCCAGACATCAAAGCTTCATTGGTAGTCAAAGATAGTCCTCCATATCTTCTAGGTAAGATCAAAGCCTCAAATCCTATATACAGATCTACATTCTTTTCAAAGTTCTTAACCCTGTAAGTAACTCTTGGATCATCAATTATGTAGTGGTCTGGTAGTTTATGCTGGGAATGGATGACTAGCTCAAAGTCTTCCTTGCATCTGCGAACAGCTCTGAGTAAATCCATAGTTCCATTACGATCCTCATGAGCCAGTACACCAACAATATGTAAGAATCTTCTTCTTTTTACTGGGTGTTCTCTAGCATCCTTGAACTCTTCTGGGTCTATTGGAGGTGGGAGGTACATTACCCTACCTGGAAACTTCTCTTCCATTTCTTTGAGTTTCCAATAACTAGGCATTAAGAACAGATCGGGGACAGGTAAGTGAGGGGCATAGATGTTCTCGTTAAACTCATAGTTAGATTGAACAATGGTTTTGATACCACGCTCTCTACAAGCTTTAATCAAAAAGAAGTTATAAGGGTTCTCCACAGTCAGCACTGTCTTTAAGCCAGGAATCCAATCTAGAATATCTCTATTATTTGGGAATCCGTCTGTGACCTTTGTGATTTCCTCTGGATACCAATCCCGATTCATCTTCTTGTTCTTCGAGAATCCCCGAGAGTCTATTAGCAAAACCTTGTCTGGATTTAACATGTTGTATAGTCTCTTGGTTTGGATACCTAGACCGCCTTGGTTTGCGAAAACTAAAATTCCTACCATATTTGTTTTTCATCATACTTTTTACCCCCATCCCTTCCGTCTGTGTGATAACTACGTTTGATGCCCCCCTCTGGATGATAGATACAGACTCTCCACTTTTCCCATCCAGCCATTCCTTGCTCATTCCATAAATCTTGTAAAACTCCGTGAGCGTAGTCTTCAATAAAGCAGTTACTATTTTCTGAGAATAAACCCATGATGATTCTGTACATCTCTTGAGAAGCTAAGTGAGGTCTCTGACTCCACTGAACTGTCTTTTGGAATCCATCTTCTACTTCTCCAACCATTAGGTGTTCATGTGGCTCAGGGATAACTTCTTCAAAATGGAAGCGAATAACATTAGCTTTACCTGACTTTATGTAATCCTTGCACTTTTCAAAATCTATATCTCTATCAGGAGTTAGTGGAGTATCTTGCTCAACATAAAGAATCATTGGTATATCAATCTGATTTAACACTGTCTTCATCATCTCACTCTGGTGGTTATGTTTACCAAAAATAACAGGGAGTACATCCTTGTATTCGTGGTTAATCTTCCAGAGCATCCTCTTGATAAACTCTCTATAAGCTGGCTCCATTTCTTCCTGCTCTTCTCTGACTCCATCAAAGGTAACAATGATTGGGCAATCTGTATGGACTCTGATTGATTTAAGAGTTTCATCTAAAATTGAGGTATCTGGATGAGATTTGATTGGAGAGACTGGAACTACAGCTACCATATCAGGCTTAGAGATTCCTAGATCTTTTTTAAGCTGTTCTCTAATCTGGTGTTTCTTGTTAATCCACCAAGCAAAAACAAATGATCCATAGTCTTTTGCTGTAACTGCTTGGTTAATAAGCTCTGGTAACTTCTTATATTCAGCGAAAGTTGGGAAAGAAACTCCACCAAAGACCTTATTCCAGTAAGACTCACTGTAGGACTTCATTGGAGAGACATCATCAGCGATAGGAATACAACCAGCTTCAAGGGCTTCATATAATCTAAATGACTCAACTGATACAACACCTGATGGACATGGAATAACTTTAGCCTCAGCCATAGATTCTAAGTAATCTTCTTGTGAGATACCTTTAGTAAAACCATCAGTCTCAATTAAGTTTCCATCAGTAAGTTTGCGAAGTTGCTCAGCACACTGCTGTCTGCGAGTATGAGTAATCTGACCTGCAAAAAACCAGTTCATGTCTTTATTGCGATACCCAGTTTCTTTTAGGATTCTGCGAGTAGTGGGTGTGTATCCAAGTGGGAACATAAATCCACCATTGCCATACTGGGAATAAACTATTTTATCGGGATGTGTAAGATTATCCACATTAAATCTACCTTCTTCATCACCGTGGATGAAAATTAAGATCTTGTCATACTTTGAGAGTCTCTCGTTGATGATTTTCATTGAAATATCATCACCTTGGTATTTACCAGGAATTATAAAAACATGGCGATCTGATTCACCAATGTCTTCTAACATATCTTCTATAAAAGTCTGATCCCAATATTCTCCTTTTTTAGCTGGAACGATTGGTTTTACTGATAAATACGTGATATTAGCCATTTTTTATTTTTTCTCCTTGAGGTTAACCTCTTTAAATGCCTCATTTCCGCCTTTTATTGCATTAATCCATGTCCACTGTTCATGACATAGACCCCTTTTTTGACTAATTACATAGTTTGTCTATTCATAAGTCTTTTCTACTAAAAAATCTATGGAAATCTTCTTTAAGGTCAAAATCATCAGTTAAATCATCAATATCCACTATATGTTCTCCGAATAACTCTTTGTTCATCAATTCATCAGGAAGTCCAACTAAAGCCCGATATAAATGCCAAAGGGAAATCCCATTAGCAATTTGCTTATCAAATAGATCTACACATCTATCAGCACACTTTTTAATTAAATCTATCTCGTGAGGATAAAAACTAATAGCAAAAGGTTCTGGATGAGTTTTACCAATAGTGCTGTTGGTAGCTCTACCAAAAAGAGTCCAATCCCTATTCTGATCAAAAGCCATCTTATAAACAGCTAAATCTGAGAAATAGACATCCCCAAACACAATTATAGTTCTGCCATCTTTATTCCAGTAATCTTGTGAACTTAGATATTTATTAGCATCACCTTTACTCTTATCTACTTCTGGTGATAAAAACTTAGCCCCAGGTAGTTTATAACTCTCATCCCAACCTACAAGAGAAATATCTGTGATTCCAAACGATCTAAAAAGTCTAACCATTCTTTGTAAAAGAGTTTCGCCATTAACCTCTACATGATGTTTATTTATTCCCAGGTAATTACCCCACCTCTCCTGTTTACCACCAACAGATATAAAAACCTTTGTATCAAGTTTGGTGAATTGATCTTTTACCCAATAAAGTGAGTCTTTAAGTTCTTCTGCATCTACTTTAGAGGTAATACCACAAATATCTAAAACATTACGATGATGAAGAAGCATGTTGCTAAAAGCTAAATTTACCTTTTCTTCATAGGTAATACCAAATGGAAATAGAAATGTTTTATTAAGAGGACACCATTCCTCATAAGCATCACCAATAAGATTATATTTAAGTATCTCTAGACCATCAACAAACAAAGACATTCCTTTACCAAAACCAAGATCTGTTTGTAAATCATAAATTAAAATTCTTGTATTAGGATTGATAAGTCTCTCACTGATATTAAGTGTCATTGTCTCCTTTTAAATAATAAGTCTTTTTGATCAAAATCATAATTAAAATTAAAGGGAATCCCATCATACTCAAATACATCAAAACCCATTTTAATTATTGTTTTTACTAACTCTGGGTAAGAATCATTAAATATTGGAGTTATCTCCATAAAAACATTTTTTGTTTTAGGTAGAATCATTCTCATATAATGAATAGCGTGTTCTTCTGCTCCCTCAATATCTATTTTCATAAGTTCAACCTCTTGATCACAATTAAAAACAGTTTTCATATCTTTTTCAAACCAGATATGAGCAGAATGAGCACTTGGTACATTAAGTTTTAAAAGTTCTAAATTCTCTTTGTCTCCATCGAAAGCAATGACTTCATAACCAGCATTAGCAGCCATTTTTGAATACCAACCAATATGACAACCAATATCAATAACCAGATTAGATTTATCACCATCCCTTAAAATTTTACTTATTGGTTTAAAATAAGCATGTTCCCAAGCACCAGAATTAGTTATGGTATTAGATATAGCATCTTGACCAGTACAATATCCTGGGAAATCCATGTATTTCTTGTAATCATAAACAGTCATCTTACCAAGTACGGTATCAACAATTAACCTATCATGCTTTTTATGACCAGCTCTACAATTATTAAACTCTCCTACTTTTAATTTATGTCTACCTTTTTTCATAAAACCAATGTTCCTCATGGTCTGTTGCTAAATGTACTCCTAAATAACCACGCTCTTTCATAAATTGATGAATACCATCTATCTGATTGTCATAATCTTTTTCTAGTAAATCAGGATGAATTGATACCCAAACCTTTAAATTGTTTTCTAATAATGTTTTTGATCCACCAATTAAAACATCAAATTCTCCGCCCTCAACATCAATGGTTAAAGCTGTTGGTGTTACGCCTGACTCTTTAACTAGATCATCAAGGGACATCATTTTAATATCGTCTGAATGTTGGTGGATATATTGATATTTATTTTTATCAATCATTTCATCAAGAATTTCGTGTGGAAATTTATCAAATTCTGGAAATTCAGTTATATTTGTTTCTTTGCCAATTAACCCAGAGAAAAAACCTATAGGCATTTCAGTTCTGTTTTTAATCCAAGTCTGGTAAATATTAGCCCAAAACTCCTTAGTAGGCTCAATTAAGAAGACTTTACAAAACTTAGCAAAAACAACACTCATCCAACCGCTTTCTGCTCCAATATCAAAGAGAATATCATTTTTATTGAGTTTTGATTCCATTGACCTAACTCGCTCTTTTTCCCAGTAATCATAGACATCCCAATTAGCTAATGGCTCTGGAAGCCAAATCTGATGATCATATTTATTCGTTTCCCCATGACGGAGATAATTAATTTTTTTCCATGACATCTAAGATCTCCTTAGCCCTATTAGTATAGGTAGCATATTTTCTAACATACTCAAAACCAGCTAGTTGAACTTTCTTACGATCATTCTCGTGCATTG